GGTGTTTCGGATGGGACTTGAACCCACATGCTTGCGCAGAAGTTTTTGAGACTCCCCTGTCTGCCGATTCCAGCACCGAAACATATATGCTCGTCTTTCCGAGCCGCCACTGCTTACGCAGGTCACTCCTCTACTTCAAACACCATGTAGTACATGTGGTTATCTTCACCATCGCCGACTGCCGCACCGATAACATACTCAGCATATGGGTTCAACTCGCATCCGCAAAAATCAGCGTAGGATTCAGTGTCAACCTTCACTGCATCTTCATACCGAGCAGCCTCATCTTCAGGCATCCCATTGAGAAAGCACTGAAAACTAACAGCGGCAAAAGCAATCGCATCGTCTCTTGATTTGAATGCTTTATCAATACTTACTGACTTGTAGACATCAGCTTTCTCGTTGGTGTAATCGCTTGCAACGATGTACATCTGAATCACTCCTTCTCAAAGATATCGGTGTACTTCATGTACAACTTACCGTTATGGAAGTAGGTATTGTAATCGCACTGGGTGACATACCACCAGCGCTTCTGATGACCAGCCAACAGGAAATCGTGCAGATGATAGGTTTCCTTGTAGTGATCATCCACACGCTGCCGGAAGGTAAGCTCGTCGACTTCGTTAGAATACTCTACGTACTCAGCGATTTTATTGATTTCGTCCTCGGTCATATTGTCATCCACAACGAAAACCACACGAACAATTTCACCGCCAACACGATGAATCTTGTCCAGTTCGTCCATATGATGCAGATGATAAACGACTCGATCAAACCTTTCAAATGGGAAAAGCATGATGTCGGGATCATGCTTAACATCATAATAACTGGTATGCAGTTCAGTCTAACGGCCAAGCTTTCTGCAAGTATCGAAAAAGTGTGCCCACCACTTCTGATGATGAGGCCACTGCCATAACGGATCGCCACCGCCGGATACAGATACCCAGTTGCAATCAGCGCAATCATTATAAAGGGTGCTCCATAATTCATCACGAGAGGAATACTCCCCTGTCGGCGTCATCTTGAGATTGTTGTTGCGGACGACGCATTCAGGGCAGCTATAGTGGCACCCGAAGTTCGTGATAATACTAAGATATTTGTCTGCCATTTTGATTTACTCCTTGTTAATGGTAAGCTGAATAGACCAATAATCTCTATCGTTTCCAGTGTAAATCAAAGAGTCCAAAACTTCTGAGTGCCGATCGCACTCGTGATAGATTTCTGGACCATGGCTCTGAAGCCATCCAGGCTCCACTCCGAACTCTTTAACGATTTCTCCTTCATCAATGACTGCGATACTATCGGAAGCCTTATCTTTCGCTTTTTCAATCATCCATTCAACAATTTCTTTGATATTCAGATTTGCCATGATTCATACCTTCTTTCAAAATGTTACTGAAAATGGTGCCGGTAGCAGGACTCGAACCCGCGCCTCTGTCTTATCTGGACCAAGGGGTATAAACCCAGTGCTCTAGCCGCTGAGCGATACCGGCATAAGAGAGGAGGATTTAACCATGTAACGACATCGGCGAGGAGTAAACGACTTACAAAGTCTGCGCTATACTCAGTCGCGTCAGTGGATACAACACATAAGCGAATTGGTCTCTTATGGTGTCCATCCTCAAAGGCTGCCCTTTAAATCACTCTCCGCCAGTCTGGGCACCGACTAAGCTAGACCACAACTCAGGTCATCCAATAGCCTACTCACAATAGAGCCACACAAGATCACCAAGGGAGCTACCCTGTCGCAGCATGGATTGTCGTTTTCGGATATAAGCGTTATGGGTGTGTCAGAGGGGGAGTATGATCACCCACGGTGGAATTGCGCCACCCCAGCAGCTTTGTACTACACTACGCCGCTGCATCGAACCTAGCTGGAGCTCAACAGAATCGAACTGTTGTACGACCATCAGCTCCATATCAAAGCAGGGTTATCGTACCTGCCCGGCATTTTCAGCCACGAGCGAAGAAAAAGGAAAAGTGAAAGAGAAAAACTTCGCTTTTTTGCACAGGGAGAAAGGATAAAGCCCTATGCTATGGTCCAAGTGACAGGTTACGATCCTGCTGCCTCATGCTCCCAAAGCACGCGCTCTGCCAATTGAGCTACACCTGGTTATATGCCGGTCTTTCCCGGCTGCCAGCCTCAAAGGCTAATGGAGGAAGTAGATAGCTTAGATAGCTGCCGCCACGATCTTTGCAGCCTCCTTAAACACTTTCATGTTCTTATCAGAATTCTGGAAGATATCAGGAGTAGACTTGGGAGGCTTATTGTGAGAACGTACATACGCTTTACGCATTCGGTCCATCTTTGCAGTGCCGATCGCGTCATAGATCTTTGCATAGGTAACCCAATACCCAAGCGTCTTATCGCCCAGCTTTTTTGCAATGGGTTCAACGATCGGAAGCGTGATACTCGGCTTGTAGTAATAATATTTCTTTTTCGGCTCTTCAACCGCAGGAGCTTCGACTGCCGGTGTTTCAACCGCCGGTGTTTCAATCTCGACTGCGTGAGCCTCGGCCACAACGACCGGTGCGGATTCTTCAGCAACGACCTCAGGAGCGGGTTCTACCCTATGGCGAGTAGGAATCATATCAGCAGGGATCATAGGCGGTTTCTTGGTGAGTGCCGACTTAATCCCCTTTCGGACCTCAGCGTCGTGCTTTTCGTTATCATACCGATCCTTCATGATCGACATAAAGATCGACTTCCACGTTTCGCTGTCCTCGATGATATCCAAGCCACTGAGGTTCTTGATGTCACCCATGTAGCCGACCCGCTCAACATACGCCTTGCGTTCGTCTTTGAAATACCAGCCATAGTTGCGGCCGATATAATCATAAGCCTGTTTCAGAACCGCATTCAGCGTCAGACCAGTCATGCGAGCGATGGAGTTGCCGAGCTTGTAGATCTCAGTCCGCCATTCGCTGCGTCCTTTGTATGTAGTGGTGTGGGTTTCCTTTGCGGCGGTTGTGGCAGTTGTGGCGGTCTGCTCAGGCTGCTTCTGCGGCTGACCCATCGAGATAAGTTTTCGTTCCAGCTGCTTGCAGACGAACAACACATTGTCGAGAGCGTTGCGGTCCTGCTGGCGAGCGGCTTCGAGAGCGTCCATCTTAGAATGAATCTCTGTCAGCGCCTGAGTCATCTTGTCGAATCGCTCCTGCCGCTTGAGCTCAGTCTGATTGGCATTCAGCGATACGGTTTCACCCCGCATCAGAGCGGCGATCACATCCCAGCAGAAATCAATGAAAGCATTCGCTTTGGGTTGAGTGCTGTAACGGCAGATCTCCATGACACCACGCATATTATATACGTAGGTCTGCTGTTTTCCACCAGGGGTAATCAAATTGATTAACCCTGAAAGCGGGTCGAGACGAGCCGCATTGCGCTTGTGAATCGTTCCAATCGAAATTGAAGGATTCTTATATCCCAACGCCGTGCCAATCTGCTCACGGGTCATATAGAAATCATCCTGAGCTCTGGTGTGATCGACCGCCGGATTCTCATAGACCTGAATCTCCATGTCACCGAACTGCTTGGTGGTGGCTACTTGCATTACTACATTCGCATTCATTTTTTACCTCATCCTTTTCGTTTGGTATTGTAAAGTGTGTTTCGCTTGAAACAAGTATTACACAAAAACGTATCGTTGTCAATTGGAAAATATTCACAAATGACAGCATTACATTTTGTTTGTATTTGTTGCTCTTATCACAACCTTCATTATTATAATATAGGCGATTTGTGATCTAAATCTGTCTGAAGCTACTAGCTTGAGATGGAGATCTTTCATGAACCAGGGGTTGTGGCCCAAATGTGGTTGTTGGATGCGTCGGTTGAAGTGTTATAAGGCTCTTTCACCTCCCCTGATGACACCGTTTGGTGTGGCCAGCGATGTCTGGTACCTGCAGTCGACGCGTCTTCCGCCTTCCTCGGGGGTGCCCCCTCGGTCTAACAATTCGTTCCGTTCGGCTTGGCCTGAACGTGCTATCGTGGTAAAACCAGATAACAATTCATCACAAATCTGCTCGTAAAATACGAGATTCCTCACATGGGAGGACCGGTTTTCAACATAGTTTTCAACTCGCTTTCTTATTTGATTATGTACTTTTGTTTCAAATTGAGATCTAAATATCTGTGGAGTCCTGTGCCTCACATGCGATCGCTGCAGCCGGCAGCAAGTAGATGAGCTGCGGATGAGCTGCGAGCGCCGCTGGGATTTCGGGGTGACGCATTATCGCTATATTCCATTTGGGCACCGCTGTGAGTTCCTCCCTGTAGGGTCACCTGATGAGCTCCTCGGTCCTCAAGTGGCAGCCACGGGTGGGGTATCTTACTCTAACAATTCGTTCCGTTTGGCTTGGCCTAAACGTGCAAACCTTTCGACTTGCTATTCATCTCAATCTGTTTCGCGGCGACTCTGCTTGCGCTATGCGGAATCGTCGAAGGGCATTGCGTTCATCTCATTCGCCTCCTGATTCAAACCTTGCTGTTTTCTCTAATAGAATTACAAGGCAAAAACACCTAACACATCTCAGTAGAGTAATTTCATTACCGAACCATGATGTATGTTTAGAATACAGTCAAACTCTTTATGAATTCGGCTGAGAATTGATGCTGGCCTTATTCTGTCGAGCCGCTTGTACTTTTTTCATTCGCTCACGAAGTTCTGCACGCTGTTCATCGGTCAGTTCGCGAGGCGCTGTCGGCGTTCCGAATCGAACCAGCTTACGGGGCACCGAATACCACTTACACAGGATCAGCCCGTCTTTCGTGCGGTGGATCTTGGTGAGCTTGTACTCGTCGGGATGTTTCTCGCACATGGCATCAAGCTTGCGCCAGTAAACAGGATCGTTGGTGCACACATCGGCCGTCTTATCCAGAGCGCCAATGGTGATAATGGTCTCCTGCTCAGCCCGGGACATCGAAACGCCGCCATGCTCAGGAATGGCTTTCATTATGATTTCTTCCACGATTTATCGCTCCTTTCTTCTACCGCACTCACTCATACCACCACATCGTGACGACGTTGGTGTAGCCAGTTTGGTATTTAACGCCGTCAATTCTGACCGTAACCGTGCCATGAGACACCCAGCAAGAATCGTACTCACCCTCGACAAGCAAAGTACCGTCAGGGTTATAGACCTTGGCATAATTCACCTTGTGTCCATCTTCATCCTCCGAATTGCCGCCGCATCCAGTCAGCATCAGTGCAGCAGCCAGTACAATTGCCATGAAAAACTTACGAAATCGCATTGAATTCTCCTTACTCGTCATCGTCCGTAGGGACATCGGTGCTGCCCCACATGACAACGTAATAATCGGCCTCATCGAGATCCGTCTTGAGGTTGCCGCTCAGTCGCCCGCTGTTATGGTCAACGTCGAAAACGAACTTATTACCGTAGATTTCGAACAGATGACCGTCCCGCTTGCGCTTATTGCGGCAGGTTATGTAGCTTACGCCATCGGTTCCCATCTCCAGTTTGACCCACCTGGATGGCACCCGGATCTGTAAAAACGACTTGCCGCCTTGCGAGATCATAAAGCAATCGTACTGTTTGATCAGCTTGACCAGCTCGCTCGGTTTGAACTCGTGAACACCCATAGTCAGATTAGCCATTAAAATTTTCTCCTCTCGTTTTGAGCATCTTCGCCGCCAAGACTTCCTTCTACTTCTTTCCCGGAATGGTCTTCTCTCTCCTTACAAACTACTCTTATCCCTATAATCCCTTACTACATAACCATCAATTTTATTTTCGCGTCGCTTGTTCATTGGCGATTGCGTAATTGAGTTCGAGTTCGAAATAGGAATGAATTATTGTTGCAAGCGAAAGAATGAACCAGCGATTAAGTTTTCAACATTTTAAACAAGTGAGTTTTCAACAATTTTGTAGCATCACTCGTTCTTTTGTGACTTAATTCGGAATCTCAGCAACGACCTGAATCATCTTGATTGAAGTCGGAATGAAGATTCGTCCTTGCAGCATGTTCATAAAAGTAAGCGTCTGAAGCAGATCGAACCAGTGCGAACTCTGTTCAGCAGGTGCCGCATTCAAATCAGCGATCAGGCTCTCCACAACCTTATCGTCAAGGAAATCGAGCTGCGTACATGCTTCGCCGCGCTCATAGCTGGTTCCGATCTTAACTTTTGCATCGTATGTAATCTGTACTGACTTCATACTGTTACGCTCCTTTTTATTATACAACCGTTTGGGGTTTTACTCAACAACTAACAGGCGTTGATTAGTCGCCATTTTCTTCTGCGTCAACGATCTCAACGCTCTCGATGGAGTTCGGCACGTACATACGCTTTCTGAATCGCTCCATGGTCTCAAGCGCCGCCTCAAGGTGAATCATCACAACATGCTGCTCTTTTGATCGCTTCTTATACTCTGTATCAATGGCAGCACACAGCGTATCGACCACATCATTCGGCACAGATTCGAACTGGTAAGTAGCCTTCTTATAATCGAGCCGCGTGCTTGTTGCGATTGCTGCACGATATGTTACTTTGATCGTATACAAATTAACACTCCTCTTATTGCGCCGCTCGTTCTCACAGAATCGCGGCCGCTTCTTTTAAAATACAAACACCGGTTGCACAACTTTCTGTATTGATTCCATGCCGGCGATACAGGTTCCAGAGGCCGCCGTATGTAGGAATTACATCGGACCCGAGACGGCGAAATCCAGCCGCATTGTCCCAGGTCGAAATCGGTGTGTTATTGAACAGGCGATCATTTTTGTACTTCGGAATCAGATAGTCAAGCTCGAACGGGATGTACGGTTTGACCGCATCCAGACCGCCCAGATAGTCGATGTAGCGAGTATAGCGCTCACGAAAACCGAGTTCTTTGCCAGTGGCCTTATCGATGTTGCATTGATGGATTCCTGTTGCTTCACTGATGGTCATCGTTGCGTTACCTCCTTACTTGTTATTCTTCGAGTGTGATATCATCGTGACCAGCGTCTTCAAGCGGTTCATCTGTTGCCAGCGCAATGATTTCGTCAATGTTGTTTTCGATCAGATACTTCCAATCTTCCAAACGCTGATTAACGATCTCCGTCGCCTGAATAATGACCGCATCCGGCGTGATACGCTCACAGTTGCATTTCAGAGCCAGGATCAAGTCATCGAATGTGACAGGATCAAGAATCGTATCGCTGGGAATCATATCTTTACCGAGTTTCCAGTCAGACATCTTGCGGGTCTCCTTTCTGCGCCAACGGCACTTATACCTGTGGCGTATTACCACTCATAACGCAGGTATCATTGAATACATCGAATCCGTGCTTATCAATAATACTAAGTAATGCAGCAGTATAATCAGTGTCAAAATTTTCAACCAGACTCATATCAATGTCTTCTGCTAGATAGTTTTCCTTTGATGTGAATAGCCATTTTCCCTTACTATTCCAGAGGATATGATTATTTAATGTCCAACTGCATTTCTGACACATATCAGAACCTCCTGAACTGTACGAACTTACCGTCCTCATAGCAAGGAGAGTAACACTGCGAAGCGCAGTAGTTGTCTACGAAGGTGGCCACAAAGACGGGTTCGCCCTGGATGATGACTGCGTCCGGTTTCATCGTATCGATGCATTCAGCTGTCTGCCACGCTGCGTCTTTCACTTTGATCGATGCGTCGCTGGGCGTAATCGTAGGCAGCACCCAGTCTTGCAAGATGCCATCCGTACAGAGCTTACGGGCTGCTTCGAGCTGTTCCGGCGACCAGTTCATAATGGGAAGTTCAGTCATATTCAAAAGCATTGCTACGCTAATCCCCTTTCTTATTCCATTTCAATTTTAACGCCACGATATTTACGATTCCGATACAACACATTAGCCGCCCACTTTCGTGCACAATCGTAGCTGGTGAATGCACGGTGATAGGTCCTAAGAGGTAGCCAATTACCTTCGGGTTCTCCGTGAAATGTGATCTTGTAATGCTGGAGCTGATAGCCAGCGTCTGCGTAATCACTCATATTGCACACCTCTTAATCATGTACCGACAATTCTTTTGCCACGATTCTTTCACGCATCTCGGCTCCGGTCGAAGAGAGATAATCACGAGTGAGAACCCACACATCTTCTTCGCCGCAAATTTCAGCAGATTCTTTGAACAGGCGGATTGCTTCGTCTGGCGTTTTCCCACCAAAGAACTCCTTTTTGGCCGCATCTACGATACAAGGGTCGGCATATAATTTGCGCCACCACTCTTCTTGTTCTTTGAGATAGTTGAGCGCTCGTTCTTCGGTAGCGAAAAGGTCGTAATGGAACTTATCGTCGTGAATCGTTTCGTCGCGGGCTTCGTGAGACATGAAAATTCCCCATGCAAACATGTTGCGTTGTTCTCCTTTCGATTTGATGTGCTATTGCATTTGCTACGCATGTGGTGGATGTGGTTACGTCTGCCTCGGTACCACCAGTCGCCCGACATGGGCTCCGCAGTTTGTTGCTCCGATTTTTACCAGAGCGCCACTGCAAAGCGTTATTTTGAATCACATCAAAATTTCATAGATTATATCATCTGTAGTCCTGTCTTTGATGCGATTGGAAATCATTGTATGTAGGTTATTTTTACCAGTAGTGCACTTACTGTAGCGTTCTTACATCACCGGCGGCATCGGAGTACCATCCTGGCGACCACGGCGGTACGGACCACGGCGAACTCTCCCCTGGGCAACAGGATAACAGGTAACCGGGCGGTTATGCAGAGTAGCCAGCCGCTTCGTGATAACCTTCGCACCATGAACAACCGTCATAGTAGGCTGCGGATGGAAACGATCATAGCGGCGGTCTGCAGTGTAATCCCAGGGAGTGATACTTGCATCGTCGGTCGGCACACGGTACGGGCCCATCATACGGGTCTTGCGCTGATTGACATTGACCGGAATCAGGAAATCGTAGTTCAGGCTGTTGTTCTTGACCTCGGTTTCGGTGAACAATTCGCCACCTGCATAGGCGCTCCACATTTCGATTCCACGACGGGTGCCCAGATACATAGGCTCATTGTTTGCTTCGAACTTAACACGGAAATACAACATAGGTTTACCTCTCTTCTTGCTTACACATTTTGATTTGCTTTTTATGTAATATTTGAAGCCGCTGGGTTAGACCACAACAGCAATCAACAGAGTCAGGGCGATCGAGATGAGGAAAAAATCGCGAATCGTTTCCGTCATTTTGATCGGATCTACGGTATCAAACCAGCGTGCTAGGGTGTCAATCACCTGATTGTAGCGGCGGAAACACCCCAGATAATACAGGCCGGTTCCGATTTGCTGGAGTGCGCCCACCAGAAACAACATAGCGGCGAACACCCAGACAATAGGATGCTCAAACAATCAAATCACCCTCCTTTACTGTGAATGGCAGAGTCAGAATGCGAAGCTGCAATTCGATTTGAACACGCGGCCGGAGTCTGCTATAGGGCAGGAAGTACGGGTCAGCCAACTCAATGTGGCGCTTATGACGGCGCTCTTGCATCCAGGTGGAATCCGTGTCACTAAGGTATGTTGCGAACATAATTCATATTGCTCCTTTCGATTGCTGTGCTGCGGCGCTTCTTACGGGCTGCGGCACTTATACTCTTGTAAATTCGTCCAGATAATAACGAGAGCCATGCATAATGAAGTACGCATGGCCCTTGTTCGTCTGATAGATTTTGTGGCGGCCAGCCTGCTTGCGGCGCTCACCATTGTTGATTGCGACTTCGACACACGCTTCTTCAATCGCTGTGATCTCAAGCCCGCCCCAGTTGTTGAGCGGATACACGGCGATCGCGTGTTTCTCTGGTGGAAAAACGTCTCTCATAATTCAATCTCGCTTTCTTGCTGAATAGAGATTTTGTTAGAGGAATCATATCAGGACTTTCAAACACGATAAATCCGCCCCGATTATTGATAGATGCAACCAGCAGACCATATTTTTCAATGATAAGCCAGTTCAGGCTGTTGGGATTGTACGGTCGGAATGGTTTCGCATCAGGAAATCCCGCCCTCGCATCACTGAAAAACTGCGGGGTCAGCTCTTTCGTATCCAAATTTACGACACGAATCGGCGTAAGAGTTTCGCTTTCCGGGTCCAGCACAACGGCGCACAATCTGTCATGCATCTGATAGATCTCTGACAAAATCATTAGAAAGTGTCCTCCCCTTCAGTTTCGCCAATGCTTACCAAAGTTTCTTTCATGCCGACACTGGGAATTACCCTGACGATTTTTGCCCCACGGATTCGCCCGACTTCCAACTCATATTTGAGCAGCTCGAGCGTAGAACCGGCTGCGGCCAGAATCGGAAATCGCAACACCTGTTCGTCGCCCGTCAAATGGGTGACGCGAACTTGATACTGCTGCACTGGTTGTGGACGTTTTGCCGCTTTGAGCTTCTGTACATCGCCTTCTTTCAGATTCAGAGCAAAGAGAACAGCGGTTTCAGTGCCTGGATTCGAGCTGGCGATATAGTTTTCTTTTTTGTCGAGGTTGTCAATGACATTCTGAATTTCTTTGATAATCTGGGCAAGCGCATGTGCTGCGTCAAAATTCTCGCACTTAGTTGCAAACTTATACGTCTCGAACGCACCATCACGAGCGAATTCAAAAACTTGTTTCACAGTCAGCATTCGATTTCATTTCCCTTCTTGTGGAGCGGCGCTCTTACAGCTTGCCGCTCATAATGCCCATCACAGGGATACGCTGACCTTCGCTCTGTTCGTACACATGAGCTTCGGTTACGTTGCCATTGTGAACTTCACGCTTGGCGACCTCAAAGTTCTTCTCAGCCTCGGCGTAACTCTTGAAGGGGTATTCCATTTCGCCCATAATGGGATTATTCCATTTGATGACGAGAACGTAAGGTGCTTCAGCAATCACCTGCTTGTGGAGAGCCTGCTCATTAGGCTGCACGAATCGGTCAGCTGATACTACACGCTTCCGAGCATCTTCCTTAGTATCACGTCTCGTCTGCTTAACTTGTTCTGCTTTAAGATTCATCAAACGAGTGAGCTCTTTTGCCGTTTCCCATGCGTTATCAACCATCGCCTGAGTCTCTTTAATATTGAGTAGACGGTGCATCACACATGCTTTTTCATAGTCAGCAAGTGCACCTTTACGAGCATATTCAAGAATAGTCAGAACATCCAGCATTTTTGTTTACCTCTCTTTTTGTTTTATCAATTGGCAGCAAATGCCGCCAGATCATCATATTCAATCTTTCTCAGCAGTGCAGTCGCACCACAGAATATCTTCGATGATGTCATCGTCGATATCATCGGGAGTATTATTGCAATTCATAATGAGGGTCAAGTTTTGATTCACAGGCGGCACTTCACTGCCCAGTTCGTAAGCATAGATCCATGTCTCGCCGCATTCGTCCTCAATCGTACAGTACAACAGGGTGCTTTCGTTGTCGTGCAAATCAAGACCAGTAATCACATCATATCGAGTGACCATGCCAGTCAGGATGTAATGACCATTCAGACCAGGTTTGAGACCATCGATGCTTGTAGTGGCGGCGCTTGCAGTGGGAACCGGCAGGGCAAAGATTGCGGCCATCAGAAAGACAGCGGCGACTGTCACAGCCATGGAACGGGCGGATTGCTTCAGCGATTTCAGAATGGATTTCATAACGATATACCTCTTTCTTTTTTTTGTTTAGATTCGAACGGTGACGCTTGCTGCGGCTGCATCGCTTAGTGACAGCGGCGCTTAGTGGTGCCGTGCTGCCCGGCGAAAACATCATGCCAGATAGACTGCGCTACGATTGCCAGAGCGACACCAACGATGATGCCGCAAGCGAAAATGAATTCAGTGCTAAAGTAATCCATGATGATTCTCCTTTTCGTTTGATACTCAAATCTGGTTTACGGTTTCGATGACATAATCATCGTAGTTATTGCCGAACGTAACGTATGCGTCCGGGCTGCACTTGGACAGGGCTTCCATCAGCTCTGCGACAGTCATGCTCGTGGTTTTGTGTTCGACGATATCAAGCAGAGCGTAACCGGCGTGGTTTTCGCCGTTGATTCTGACGAATTTCATTTTGCTAAGCTCCTTTCAATTTTTGTTTGGTTGTGGTTACGGTTACGTCTGCCCTGGTACCGTAAATCGCCCAGTATCGCTCCTTGCGGAGCAGAGAAAAGAGGTAAAAAGAAAACGCCACATTTTTGGTGTGACGAGTACGCTAATTGATTATAGAATTGTTTTCGTTTATAATACCAATAGGAGGCGATAACTTTGAAACCAAAATTAACTTGTTCTAAGCCAAAATGTAATGAACCTGTTTTTCAGGATGGACTTTGTTATAAACATTTGTGCCGAAAAAGACGTGCCCTAAACAAGCGTGAGGGTATCTTTATCAAAACAAAATTTTCAAAGAAAGAACTTAAAAATTCAGACAAAATAGCTTGTTTGAATTCAAATCTTGGCTTAAATTCTGATTCCAAAATTGGCCCAGATGGACAATGGAATCATGGGAACAATAAATAATTACTTGCGTTTACCAGATTTAACTGGAAATTGCGGTTCAAGTGGTCTACGATCACTATTATCGAAACGTGAACCCATTCCGGTGCCGTCCATATATGTCTGCATAGAGCGGTTCAATTTTTTCTGCTTTCCGTTCATCTCAATGGATTCACCATAAAGAGTACAGCTAAGTTCAGAATACCCATGACCACTCATGGACGATTGACGGTATTTCATTTTGAATTTTTTACGACGAATGCAGTCAGGATTGGATGCTTCTTTGCGCCAAATCTCGGAATCTTTTTTCATTTCATCCCGGTCTGGGTTTACCATTTTGGTTTCCCACTTGTAAAGTTTGACACACTTGACTCGTGCTGCATCGATGATATGCGAAACGATTTCCTTGCTGGGCATATCGTCCCATCTGGTTTTCGTTTTCATATCACGATGCTTGAGTCGCATTTCTTGCGTCTGAGGGTTAAAACGCGGCTCTGCGACAAATTCATAGTGGCCAAAAGTGCCATACAATCCCATGTACGGCACTTTGCATCCGTTGTACGTCATACCCTTGCGGTTGACACACTGAATGACTATTCCGTTTTTGTCCTTGTACATCAAAGATAGCTCCTTTCTCTTTCTTTCGGACTCTTAGTTCAAAGCCCCTGCGCCACGTCAAGGCGTTCCGATTGTAGGAGGTAGGCAGTTTAACGTCATGCTCGGGACGAAAACGACGATGTTAAAAGATGAACTCGTGTCCGTTTACAGAAAGTCGCACAAGCATCCCATTGTGATACAGGCGGACTTCATCATAGAACGGACGATTGCACCATTTACGTTCGGTCTTCTGTTCAAACATATTGATGGCGTTGTCTTTGAACTCCATAACGCGGTAATGGTCGCCAATGTCTGCACGGTCAAGAACCGCCCACTCTTTTGCCATGGGGATAATGATTGCATCATCGTACTGTTCACGACTTGCGCTTGCACGAGTGATACCGCCGACTCTCTTAACCTTGACAGCTGGCTTGCTCTCAGGACGAGAGTACATGATGTACCCTTCTCTTGCATTCTCGACGTACTTGACAGGCAGACCGGCGCTCAACATCTTGAACACCGTGTCGTCATCCAGCTGGGAAAGCTCTTCGCCGCTCTCCATGGTGACGTTGTACAGAGTGCGAGTGATGACCTCGACATCTGCGTTTGCAAAGTCGTGGGTCAGGTCATAGGCCATCTCATCGAGCTGATAGTAACCATGCTCACGAACACGGCCGAAGCCAATGTTCTCACGAATGATGTAAGGACAATCCATAGTGAACCTCTTTTCTGAGTGTCTACAATGCGCCACACTCTAAGGCGCTACGCCCCTATTGCGGAGCTGGAAAGGGGCCGCTTTGAACGGTGCGACCCCGAAAGGGTATCCGACTATTGCGTGTTACTGCTCGGCTTTGGCAAAGAACTTGCTCTTGCTTGCAAAGTCGTACTTGGAAGAACGTGCCTTGCCATCGAAAGAGAGGCCCTTGGAGATAGTGACAACAATCTCGTCAATCATGGCCTTATCACCGAGACCCTTGACAGAGCCCTGTTTTGCCCGATTGGCCGCAATCTTGAGATACTTAATATCGCAGGACAGCGCAGTGCAGGCCGCTGCCAGCTCTTCAGGAAGCATGGCGTTCCAGATAGCCTGGAGCTGAGCAAGGCGCTTGCCCTTGTTGACAGGACCGACAAAGCAATCCAGCCCCATATCTTTGAGGGTTTCTTCTACCTTGGCGCTACGGGTCAGTTTGTCAGCACCAAGCTCGCTTGCGGTCTCTTCAGAAAGCATACCGTTGAACAGCATAACCAGTTTCTCATAGTGACCATCACGGCAGAGAGTTACGCTCTTGTTGGGCATAGGCTCCCCTTTGTCGTTGGTCTCGACAGCGTTCAGGGTCTGGTAATACTTCTCCAGTGCCTTGAACTTGATGAGCATCTTGGCATCTTGGGTGGACAGAGCACCGCTCTTGGGGTCAGTGGTAATCTTGATACCCATGTAGTAGGGGTTCGGAGCGTAGGAACGCCACATTTCAGAACGTTCCATGGCGCAGAACTCAGCGCACTTGTTGTCGCAAGCGGCCTTGTTGTTGTTCTCAACAGCCTTGTTGAGCGTGGTGGTGACGTTCTGAGACTGCTCAGCGGTCAGAACAGTTTTCTGCTCGTTCAGGAACTTCACCAGCTCGGGGATGGTCAGCTCGTTCAGCTTGCCAGCCTTGGCGATTGCATCGTAGTCAGCATAAACTTTCAGCATAGTTATTACCTCTTGTTTTCTCAGTTGGTGTATATCGGACACGGCGTTTTGCCGTTGGTGGTAGTTACGTCTCCCCCGGTACTACCAAGCGCCCGGCTTTATGTAAAATGGCTACAATTGTAACCAAGTAAGGTTTCTTTCTCCTCTAGGGTTCCAAACCCATCAAACACTTATTTCTCTGGAGCTTGTTAATTGTCGCCAGCTCTGACCTTGGCGTTTTCCATGCTCTACAACAGTAGCTCTGACCTTGTTGTAACAGTTCCTATTGTGTTGTTCTCGGAACTGCCTGTATTCTGTTGTCAAGGTACACCATCCCCGCAACTTCTCCCACGTTCTTGGGAATTATGCCAGTAATGTTTGGCCATCGGGGGTTTGGGCGCACTAATTGCTCAGATAGGAGACCCATGTTTTGGAATGGCAAGGGATAACCACTTGACCGGAAAACCCGGCACGGTATAAACCGCCCACATGGGAAAATCCAAACTTTGCAATTTTCAAGGTGCGACTACTCCCCGGGGCCTTGTTTCCGTAGCCCCTTGGAGTGACTACATAATAGCATATTAAATTTTTTGCACGAAACATCCATGAAAGGATCTCCCCTATATATAGATAAAGTATAAAAGAAAATTCCAGATTTCCAGCACTCGAATACCACCTAATAACGGAAGGTAGCATTCACCGAAAACCCGCATGATTCCTAGACTTTTCAGGCCATACCGGGGGGATGTTAAAAATTGGAAAGGGGGTCGAGTTTGGGTCGTGCGTACCAGTTATTCCATCTCCCCAGCCCGTCTCAAATCACCCGGTTTTCGCACCTCGCCCGCCGCTCACTCGCCTCCTATACGCAACAATCATCCATCCGCATTCACCCCTCATTCGCAGTCACCAGCACCCAAAATCACCTGTTGATCACCTCAAAATCACCAGTCATCTCCCCTATCTGCGCACCCGTAAAACACCCATTTTTAACCCCCGATTTCGTCTCCGGTAAACAACGTATTATCGTTATAAAATGCTCCGTGCCGAACGTGATTTTCACCCCAATTTTCACGCAGTTGTGTCTCGATCACCGTGTAATAGCGTCTCAAAAGCGCCGTAGAAACGCTTAAAATGCATTATTTTTGCTCGTTTTTGCTTAATTTTAATAATTTTTCTGCTGTTTTTACTATATTTTATTTATTTTTACAACAGATTATTTTACTCCGGTATTTTGCACAAAACTATTGCTTTTACCACGCCGTGGGTGTATAATAAGGTATAAAGAAAAAGCCCGCAGTTCTCTCCACAGCTGCGAGCTTATATTTTCAGCAGTCAATCACACTTTACAATATCATTATTAAAGGAGGATCACCCGTTAATGAAGTTTTATGACACCTCCGCGCTTCTTGATTTGGGAGCTGCCGCCTTCGAACCTGCCAGTGCAACCGCTTCTGGTACAACAGAGCCGTTTCTGATTGCCGATATGACACTGCACGAGCTGGAAGAGATCAAGACAAGCGGCAAAAAGAGCGAAGATATCCGCTATAAGGCCCGTACTGTAACCCGCCTGCTGGCCGAACATCACGACGACAACACCTTTATGGTAGTGGCAGTCCCCATGTCTTCCCTGTTCTACATTCTGGATGGCAAACCGATCAGCGATAACAACGACGCGACGATCATGGCAACCGCCCGCTGGTATCTGGACGAGATGAAGCGCAACCTGGATGACGCGATTGAAGCCGGACTCCCGGAAGCACAGCGACAGATCCAGGCCAACATTGACTCTTTTAAGTTCGTAACCAGCGACCTAAGTTGCGCCAATATTGCCAGCGGCATTCTTTATCTGCCGATCGAATTCACCTATCCCGATGCAGCAGTAAGCGCCAACAATAACTACACTGGCTAGACCGAAGTCACTCTTGATGAAGGCGGCGAGGAAGCCATGGCGATGGCGTATCAAACCCACGATGAAGGCTATACATATCAGAATCTGTTTAACACTCCAGTGAATGGCTATCTGATTGTTCGTGATCCAGACACAGTAGACGATGATATGCCGGCAGGCAATGCGGTAGGCTGGCTACGATGGAATGGCAAGAAATATGTACCACTCAAATACAAAAAGATCAGTAATCGCTTCACTGGCGACGTAAAACCGCTCAATGATCAACAGAAGCTCGCATTTGATATGCTGCAGAACGACGATATTACCGTTAAAATGCTGGCTGGAACATTCGGCAGCGGCAAGACAATGCTTATGGTGTCCTCTGCTATTGATATGATCGAGAAGCACAAAGTTGAGAAGCTGATTTGGATTCGCAATAACATCGAAGTCAAGAATACCAAGGAGTTGGGCGCACTGCCTGGCACCCTACTGGAAAAGCTCGGCGCTGCTTCTTTTGCCGGCCCTCTGGCTGATCACTTGGGCGGCGAGGCTGGTTTGGAATACTGGATCAATAATGGGCAGGTAGAAGTAGCTCACCTTGGATTTATTCGTGGCCGCGACTACAAGAACGCAATTATTATGGTTTCAGAGGCTGAGAATCTGACCAAAGAGCATGTACAGCTGCTACTCGGCCGTGTTGGTGAGGGATCTATGCTGTGGCTTGATGGCGACCTGAAGCAGACTGACGAGGCCGTGTTTGAAAATAACAGCGGTATGCGTAAGGCAATTCAGTGCCTGGCTGGCAACCCGCACTTTGGATATGTCTACCTGAACAAGACAGAACGCAGCGAGACAGCACAACTGGCTGACCTGTTAGACTAAGGGGTGCAGCAGAATGATAAAAGTAAGAATAGACGGCTTACGACTAATGGATTACATCTCTCCTACTGGCGACTGGAACTATGAAGCGATTGACGGTTTGGCGAAAGCTTTGTATGACCGTTACAAAGAAGCGGAATTCGAACAGATAGTAGGGTTATTCAAGAAATACATAAGAGAATAAACATGACAGAAGGGTCAGCAGTATTTCATCGACAAATTCGTAAAAGAGTGCGGTGCAAACCTGATGATACCGGAGGCCGTATGAGTAACAAAGGGTACAGTATATGATAATCGATAAAGTGATGAACAATCTATATGATGCTCTGAGCAAAAATCAAGATACTACCTGGTTCGATTATCAAGGATTTCGCTGGGAGCTTGGTCATGACTTATCTTTTCATCCACGACATATACTTCGTCCAGGAAATTGCTCTGAAGATCGACGTGCGGCTCAATACAGTTATCCAATCCCCTACTATCCAGAATTAGAAAACGAATGTATATGCGAGAGCTTATTATGACAGACAGAATAAATAATTTGATTAACACATATAGAGCCTTAGCAAATGCATCTGGTGCTAGGCTACACAAGAAAAAGAATCAACTCAGGACGTTGATATATGGAGCGCAAAATTATAACTCAAAAACAGTTTTTGAAGGAGAAGAAATCATGCGCGTTTTATTCGTAAGGCCATCGATCTATGACACAGTGTGTGACTGGTATGAACGCATGGATACTGTGCAAAAGCATCGCAAGGAGACCGCAATCTGTAAATCACCCGAAGATTTTTGGGATATATTCAATAAAGATAAATTCGGCGCACAATACACGACATTCTATTTTGACGATAGGCTGGCGCTGACCGATACTTTTGAATTTTTCAAGGAGATCGTGCGGCTGTATGGCGAAGAGGATGCGAAGTATATTTCAGAGAATAAAATGCGGCGGATCACCATGAACTATTTGATGAACAACAATCAGTTTGACTTGTTCCAGCAGTTCTCCATCACACCAGAATGTCTGGACGATGTAATCCATGATGCTCTGGCTGATCAACAGTGCGAATGTGTGTGCAGACCGCTATTGTAAAGGAGAGGCGAAATATGGAAAGAATATTAACGCCACGAGACGGTGGACGTACATATGCGATCTGCGAATACGCTGTCAAAAACAACTGTAACATCTTGGTGCCGATGGGCGGGACGGCTATATTATGTGCACAGGACTATATCAAGGAAATCGCCAGGAATCTTGATATTCAATATTATGGGTATAGGGTTGATCATCAATGCCTTATAGTAGATTTACAAAGCAGAGCTCGCGGAGAATACAGTATTCACGTGATAACAACTACTTGTCCTCCCGATAATTATCGTGGATTGCACTTAGAGGATAAGCCACTTGTTGTTGATGATATTGACCGATGCTTTAAACTCATGTGTTTTCCGAATGTGCGAATCGATGCCTGTTCTTTGATGACATACGATCCGAGCGAGGTTGCGTTTACACCGCCAACTACGCCTCAAGAAGTGCAGCGGGATGAATGCGTGTGTAACAGTTTGGTATAACAGAGGTGCCAGCAATGAACAAATTTGATGCGCTACATGATGATCGCACGCTGCGATGGTGTAAATACAGATATCCCGATGATGTCAACAGTGGCGAGTTTACTTTTGACTGGTCGAAAGATGGATTTACATGGTCTCTGCCAAGCGATAAACCACTGCGAACCACAAACGAAATTGTATCTTACATTGACGCAAATGGTAATCAGCGTGAAGTTCAAGCGGAAGTAAAATACTATGGAATGGGACACGACACGCTGTGGACGATTGCGATTCCAAATGAGAATGTAGAGAGCGAGTGTGTCTGCGAATCACTATTATGAGGCACGATATGAACAATCAATTATTGATACCTGACGATAAGATATACATATATCCATCGGATTGGAAGCAACCTGTGCGAATTCATTTTGAAAATGGATCGACCATAGACACTGTAAATCATGGCAATTCACATCACACTATTCAATTCGACAAATGGGTTGATTATAACACCATGGTTACTGATGAAACTTTACAAAAGTTTATCAAAGACTATGTATCGAAAAATCTTCCAAAAGAAGAATACAGTGTATTTATTCACAATGAGTGTTACTGTGAGAGTCTATTATGAAAAAATATATCAGTGAAGAAGTACAACAACAAGCAGCCCTACAATTACATATCGAAATTGAAAATGATTGTAAAATAGAATTTGATAATTTTAGATTTCAAATAGACGAAGACGATATGACGGTTTGCCGCTATGGAGAACCAGATGAAACGTTTGTAGTTAAAAGGAAAGTAAGACTTTTCTTATTAAATAACGGATTTGAATTCGAAATTGCTGGGCCTTATGCTGAACAGATGTACAGACGATATCTTAAACTGATAAATGGAGATATCAATACAAATAGTGAATATTATTGTGAAAGTCTATTGTAAAGGAGATGGAAATATTGGATGAACAAGAGCTAACTGTAAGAGTTGAAGAAATAGATGATCATTTATTTTCTATGCACGATACAGTAAACCATGCGATTATCAAAGCCGATGAAGCAAATACTCTGTCGCATTTTGCAGTAGAACGTATAGATACTATAAGAGCAACAACAACCTCGTATCAAACTGCGATTGATCAATTACAAACTCGGATCGCAGAACTTGAACATAAAATAGATTTACTGACAGGACCATGTATTTGTGAGCCGCTGATATAAGGAGGAACTATATGAAAGAAAACGACTTTTCAAAACAGGATATTTATGATATTGGATTTGCCGTAGCTGATGCTGTGCGCGATTATGATGTAACTTACGAGGATATCCTTGACGCGATTCAGGTATATGCAGAATAGCAGGAACTGATCGGCAATGCATCACTTTATGATACGTTGTGGATGGAAGACGGCACGCCTATGTCTCCTTCTTTGACACGATATTTATTCCATGAGATGTACTGCCCAGATGATTATGGTTATGATGAGGAGGACGGCGACGATGAGTGATCGCAAGCGTGATAAGGTATCTAAGAGCAGCTATATGCGTAACGCCCGCAAACAGCGTATGATCGAGAATCAGTTTTTGCAGGAAGTTGAGAAGGCTCAGGAGAGTGGCGAACGTCAGCGGCAATCAGAGCGGCGGAAGCGGCGTACAATGTGGGATGACGACGAAGACTAAGGAGGTACGCAGTAGTATGGATAAAGAGCCTAAGAAGCCGGGCGGAGAGAACGATACAGAGCGAGACGATATTCAGGAGATCCGCGTTAACTCTATTCCGCTGATGGTACTTATCGCTGGTGTTTTAAGTTCCGTTGACTTTGTTGATTGGATGTTTACTATCGCAGAAATGCTTGTTGTATTTGTGCTTACATATCAGATTCTAGGACGTGTGCTCTTTACTGCCCTGGTGGTTACGCCCATTTTGGTTGTGTTTATCAGCAAGTGTCTGGCGGCCTACGATGAGATCATGTATGGCGACGATGATATGGGTGGCGGCGATGGCGAAGATGACGGCGATGACCACTTTAACGACCACTGGAATAATTTGATTCATTGAGGAGTGATATAAATAATGCGGTTTATTGATTTAACAGGAAAGAAATTTGGCAAATTAACTGTTTTGAATCAAGAGCAGGATTATATTCAGGCAAATGGAAGACATCGTTCCAGATAGAAGTGTGTTTGTGAATGCGGAAATGAATGTATTGTTGATGGCGATGCATTAAGAACGGGAAATACAAAAAGCTGTGGCTGCTCAAAGCACAAAAAGTGGGCCAAGGATCTTACTGGTCAACATTTTGGAAAACTAACTGTGCTTGGGCGTTCTTCGAAATATCTTAATCAAAAAGTATATTGGCACTGTAAATGTGATTGCGGTAACGAAGTAGATGTCATAGGTACGCTATTAACTAGTGGTAGATCAAAATCCTGTGGATGTTCTCACATAACTCAGGGCGGATTTGGGAAATCGAGACTTTATGAAGTATGGTTTGCGATGATGTCACGTTGTACAAAAACAGAAAACAAGGCATATCAAGATTATGGCGGACGTGGTATCAAAGTTTGTGATGAATGGAAAGATTTTCTGAAATTCAAAGAATGGGCTGATAAAACAGGTTATGATGAAAACGCGCCAAGAGGACAATATACCATCGATCGCATTGATAACAACGGCAACTATTGCCCAGAAAATTGTCAATGGAAAACAATGTTAGAGCAGGCCAACAACAAAAGAAACACCCGAATGATTGAGTACAATGGTGAAAAGAAATCAATTTTAGAGTGGTCGAAATCAACAGGGTTATCAACTAGTTTAATCAAAAGCCGTTATGACAGAGGTTGGACACCAGAAGAAATATTTACAATTCCATTTGGTCATAAAAGGAGTGAAATAAGTGATCAGTCCTAAAAGTTATACAGTGCGAAAATATCCGCTAAGCTTATTTATTAAATAGAATTATAAGGTTCCAGCAGAGGTCGCAAACGATCCTCAATATCAGGTGTTGCAATCTGATACAATGCTTTTGCGTCAAATTAGAATTGTATCAAATAATTACGATGACTATAATCCGTTTATTGTTTTTATTGATGCAACTGGCGCACAAAGCAAACCAAAGGTTGTCCGTCATTTAATTGAACATGGAGCGAAAATTGGCAAGTATCACTTTTCATTTGGTGATCGTAGTGCCTCTATGATCCGTCAGTTTATCTTCTCAATGGTTGAATCTCATATTTGGCCAGAAGTAAACAAGCGAATCAGTATGGATTTAAGCTTCAAAGATGCGCCCACTGTACTTAGTAAATATTATGCCTATCGTGGTCTTGTGCTTTCCAGCTGTCATTGTATTGCATTGAGGGAGTGGTTTCCAAAGATTGTTGTAGTGCCCGACACATTCGCAACTATTCCGAATCAAAAAATAAAATATGTTCGTGATGAAGAGGTCGAATTTGTTGACCAAAAAACAGGTGCAAAACGAACATGGAAGCAAAAAGCAATTGCAAAAAAAGAAGCCGATATTGAAATCAATATGTTCGATGGATGCGGTATCGCACATCCTGCCCTAATGCGTGAAGTTGAGCGGCGGATTGGAACAAGTGAGCAGATCAATAGTATGGTGTTTCGTATGCCATACTTTAAGGGTGTTTTTAATGAAATGGATTACGTCTCATTTTATGAGGAGCGTGGGGTCACTGAAATTACAGACATTTGGGGCATCAAGCATTCTGTAACCCGTGATGCTGAACCCATGTTTATTGCATGCGAAAGTATGTATAAAGGGTATAAGTATTTCAAAAAAGACGGTACTGTCAATGATTGGAACCGTTATAAAGAACTTGCATTGAAATACGACCACGCCCTCGGAATTGCAAAATGGAATTATCAAGCAGATAAAGAAAATCTGGTCAGTTTAGGGAACTATCAGCTTATCCAGGACTTACAGGATGTTCCATTTGATAAGTTCAAGCATCTGGCTGATAGATCTGTTGACTGGTACGAGAAAATCGTCAATGGTGATCCTATTTATACATATTGCTTTTTAGGGGCTTTAGCTGACAATACAGAACCATTAAATCATTATATTGCAGCCATTATGCGAAATCCTGAGATGACGCATGAACCAAGTGTAAAAGATTATTTCCATAGTCTGCTTGATAAATATCGCAATGGATTCAAATGCGGGAAATTATTCTTTGACGCAACATTCAAGTTTTTACTTCCAGACCAAATTGCATTGATGGAGGCTATCGCGGGACTTCCAATAAAAGGTTGTTTGAAAGCAAATGAATTTTATAGCTTCGATCGGCAAGGTGTTATTTTGGGAGAACGAGCATTAGGTCGTAACCCTCATATATGCCATCAAGAACACGTTAAGCTAAAAGGCATTGATAATGAACTAACGCAAAAATATTGTAGCCACCTTGTCAACTGCTGTATGATCAATGTGTTTTCGATTACTCCACAACGCTTGTCGGGGGCCGACTACGATGGAGACCTAACTCTATTGTCAAACGAGCCAATTATTATCAATACTATTCCAGACGATGGATATGTCACTATCGATATCGAAGATAAAGTAACAAGTCTTGCTCAAGTTGATAATCTTGAAAACAAACTTGCTTGTACTCTTCGTGGCCTTAAAAGTATGATTGGTGAGATTAGCAATATGGCTTCTGTATACCACAATCGTGTTGCGCGAACAGAGGAAACAAAGCAACTTTACGAAAGCTATGTTGACTTGCTTTCTGTGGCAAACGGGAAAGCTGTGGATTTTGCAAAAACCGGTGTGCTCTACCCTATTCCTCGGCAGATTAGTAAGTGGGCGAAAGCAAGTGGAATGCCGTACTTTTTCAAATATAACGGTCCTTACTACGCACGTTTACATAATCTCAGCAAGGCACATAGCAACATGAACCTGCTTTGCATGAGTCTGGAGCGTTGGGAGCGCGGTGTGCGGTGGCGCAAAGAGCCCGCAGGCAGCTTTGATTGGCATATCATGTACGATCCAGAGGTCTCCTATGACCAGGCAGTCTTTGATGAGATCGAAGCCATTTTCTTGGACTTCAACAAGTGCCGCAAGGAACAGCTTGAGTTCGAAAAGAAATGCCGTAACTGGCAATTATATCATAAGGACATCGAGTCGCGTATTACCAAAGAAGAGGCCAAAACATATGAGACAAACTGGCAGGCGATCTATAACGTGTACCGCAACAAGTGCAAGCTGGTGTGTCCCGATGTGAGAGAGTTGGCGAATATTCTTGTGGTGCTCTGCTACGAAAAATATCCCAATAAATTCAAGAAGTTCTTGTGGCACATGGCCGGCGCTGGTGTGGTCGAAAATATCAAACCGGTTCCTGTTCAGCTGCCAGTTCACGATCCGAACGGCGAGTACGAATACCTTGGCCAGCGATATAGTCTGGCTGAACCGAAAATCTATGAAGCGAGGGTGAAATAATATGGGTTGGTTTAAGAAGAAAACAAAGAAACTGCAGAAAATAACCAAGTGTCCTACCTGTGGCGGCTTGTTGACAAAGCAGACTGGGCTGGAGCACGAATTTACTTATAAAAATCAGATGGTTCATGTGCCGGATATCACGGCGATGGTATGCGGTGATTGCGGCGAGATGTATTTTGATTATACTGAATTCGAGCGTATTTCAAATTATGTTCACGAAGCGATTGATGGGAAGGATAAGACAGAATGAGTTATCGATGTTTTAAAGCAACAATCATTGCTTTAATAGCTGTAATATGTTTATGTTTGGGTATTGGAATTTGGGCATCTATTCCGCGCAAAAACAATGTAGGCGATAAATCTATTTATAATGGAAGCTCTTTGTACAGTATTTCCAACACGAAACTTATTTACGATGAGAACACAAGAATTATGTATTATTGGCTGCATAGTGGATATATGTCTCCATACTATAACGAACATGGACAGCTTTGTCGTTATGTCGATGGTAAAATTATACCAATTGAGTAAGGAGGTTAAATGGCATATACAACTTTCTACTGCAATGAAAATATGCTGCTTGATCATTGGCAGGACTATCACGAGTCAAATCTGATGTTGCGAAACCTGCTAAAGCGAACTTCTATCTCCCCTATTGAATGCGCCACGATTTATTATGAGCGGATGAAAAATCCCGAATCTGTCAGCTATGACCGCAGCCACTTGATTCAGACGTTCAGCAGAGGCCGCAAAAATAACGCACCCATACTTGACGTACATCAAGTTGTGCTTTATCAGAAAGATCTGGACTATATTACAGAGGCGCGCCGAAAGTATCATATCAACTACGCACAATTACGTGTTCTGTTTGGGGTGATATTCTTTTGTCGACTGTATGGAAGTGATACCTTTGCCTTGGACACCGAGTTTAAGATGAAACGTTTTGGTGGCTGTTTTGAAGAACAGACAGAGATCATGTATTGCGCTGGGAAGAACTAGGACGACGGCTATAATACAGTGCGGGGCATGAAAGAGATCTCTGACGACTATCACCTGCTGAACAGAACTGGCACTGACGACATTGGGTGCTTATACCAGTACCCAAATTTTGTCCTTGATAAGAATGACACGATTGCGTACACATTCAATGTAACGTTTGAAAACAATCGGCTGAATCTAAGCGCCATAGTGCGAGAACTATTTGACCCGAAGGAATGTTATTGCATCGTGTGTGGCGAACAGTATCACTCAGAAAAGCCAAATGCCAGCAGATATTGCAAAGGATGTGCGGCAAAGAAAGAACAGGCACGTCTAGCGAAAAAGAATGCGAATCGAAACAAACGACCGAAATGAACTTTAAGTTCTTAATATATGAAAGGGTGTTGTATATTTCCCTTTCGATTATAAATTACAAAGGAGATTTATTATAATGGTTGAAATTACTAAGCGTGAGGCAGAGTATCTGCGTAAGGTTATTCCCGGTGTCCATATCACTCGTACCGTTCATCACTGGTATGCGGAGGAAATCAAGTCTGTGCTGACTCAGTTGCCTGGCAATCCCGAGGCAGAAGAGGCGCTACGCGAACTGAACCGCACCCAGCGTACCAACACCAATTTTGAGATCTGAGGTGGCGCATGGACGAATTTAAGAAAGCGGACGGCGAGACCTTTGATGAATATATGATGCGGATTGGTGAGGCATGCAGCGAACGTAAGCTGACTTAGAATCAGGCAGCAGAACTGCTGAATGAAGCAACCGGCTCAGACTATGGCGAATGCAGATACCGCAAGACCTATAAGTCGTGGAAAGATGGTTATGACTACGCTATTGATCACGCCAACGAAGAAACGATCAAGAACGAACTGCAGCGATTGAAGATTGAAAAAATCAAATTACAAGATGAACGCAATGCAACAAACAAGGTGTATCGCGATGTTGCTCGTGCCGAATCCGTTAAGGAATTGATTCTGAAGAATGTTGCTCCGTATAACCCTGACAATTTTCTGAATGTTGTGCAGTACGAAGACAGCGGTCACGATGTGATTGTGTGCTTGTCTGATTTACACGCTGGCGCGGGTATTGATTCGGCGTGGAATAAGTTCAACAAGGATATTCTAAAGGCTCGGCTTGAGAGTTATGCTGCACAGGTGTTCAATATCGTAGCGCGACATACAGCCGAAAAAATTCATGTGCTGCTGTTGGGCGACCTGATCAATGGGCATATCCATGTTAATACCCGCGTGCAGAACAATGAAAACAGCATTGAGCAGGTTATGACTGCTGCAGAGCTGGTAAGTAATTTTGTTGCTACACTGTACGAGGTATGCCAGCATATTGACGTGTATTCTGTGAGTGGCAATCATTCACGAGTATTCCCAAGCAAAGAGGATCAGGTAGCAGGTGACGAACTTGAAGCACTGATTCCGTTCTATATGAAGGCACGACTGCAAAATCTGGCTGGCATTGATATTAAAACAGAGAAGCTTGATCCGACCTTTGGTGGCTTTAAGGCTAGGAATAGTCTTGTGATGTACGCACATGGAGATAAGGACTCCCCTGCTAACGTCGTTGAGCACCTGACACTGATGGTGAAGCAGCCAATCGACATGGTGTTCCTTGGTCACCGCCACACAAACGGCATGACAACGGTGCATGGTACGAAGGTTATTGAGAGCGGCTGCGTTTGTGGCAGCGATTCCTACGCAATTGGACTGCGCAAGAATGATGTGCCGCAACAGGCAGTGGCTGTAATCGATGATAGCGGACTTGAATGTCTGTATGATGTCAAGCTGGAGAAGCCAGTGAAGACAGTGATTTAACATCGTAATTTAATAGATTTAAGCGCTCTGGGCTTAACCGCTCAGGGCGTTTTTTATTATAAGGGAGATTATTATGGACGACATTTGTTCTGTTTTAGCAGGTTCTAAATGTGAGACTGTTTGTGCTTGCCATGATAAAGACATTGAAACTAGTCTTAAAGAATTAGGGGTTGATATTAGAAATGCTGATGGAGAATTGAAAACGGTTTATCAGATCTTAAAAGAATTGTCAGATAAGTTCAACAATAGTTAAATAAACAGCTCGTTAGAAAAGGCGAGCTTTATATGTCGCAGGTGACAGCGCCGGTGTGCTGACCAGCCTCATAAGCTGTGTTTGGATGCGTTCGACTCGTATACCTGTACCCACAAAAATAAATTAAAAAGGAGGGTTCCAAATTAGAGATGGAAGAAAAATATCACAAAGATTTAGGAGGCGATTACTTCTACTGCTATTCCAGACGGACAGCGCTGTTTGTTCGTGCTATGGGAATTTTTTACGAAGAGATTGGAGAGCACCCGGTAACCGGCTCTGTATATACAAAATTCCGCAAGACGAAAAAACTGAATGAAGTTTTAAAACTATAGGATCAGATTAAATATCGCTTCGATGATATGATGGACGATGGAACGGTGGTGATTGGCTATGGCCAGAGTTGCCGCAGATAAGAAACCGCCTCGTATCAAGGTCCCACAGTCTTGGAGCGGTGGCAAGTGCATGTGTTGCGGAAAGATCTATGATGTGCGTAAGGGAAATTTCTCAAAAACGCAGAGCCAATGGTTTATGGGTAATGATGGATATCTCCCATGGTGCAATGAGTGTCGTGAGCGCATGTTTGAGTTTTACGCCAAGAAATATAACGACGAGGACGAGGCGATCGATCGTCTGGCTATGATGTTTGACACCTATGTTGATGATAAGCTGCTGGAGGCTTCTGAGCATTCTACCGCATCCGCTTTGAAGATCAACACCTACATGGGACGGCTTAATATGCGCCAGCACGCTGGTAAATCCTATGATGATGTAATCGATCAGAAGAAAAAGGATGCGTTGGCTGCCGGCGATACAAAGGGTACAAAGGTCACTCTGAAGATGAGAAAATTCTGGGGTACTGGTCTGGATGAAAAAGATTATTTATTCCTTGATGAGCACTATCAAAATCTTATCACTAGACATGAATGTAAGACGGCCGCACAAGAAATTCTGTTCAAACGCATTGCAAAGGCAGAACTTAATTGCGATAAGGCTGATGCCACTGGCGACACAAAGAAAATAAAAGAAGCAAATGACAACCTGCAGAACCTGATGGGGTCCGCTCAGATCAAACCGAATCAGACGAACGATAACGCATTGGCTGAAACGAATACTTTTGGCACGCTGATTCAGAAATAGGAAGAGGAAGAGCCGATTCCAGAGCCATCGCCCGAATGGCAGGACGTTGATAATATCGGTAAGTATTTCAGAGTATGGGTTCTGGGTACTTTGCTTAAGATGTTCAACTTAAAAAATCCATATCAAGACGAATTTGACGAAGAGTTTGAACGATATACTGCCCATAAACCAGAGACAAATGAGGACGATGCCACAGATACCAGCCTCCGCGAAACTATTTTCGGTATTGGCGAAGGCGGTGGTCCCGCATGAGTAAAGAGAAATTAACAGATAAGGAAGTAGCGAATACAAAATCAGAAAAAATAATGAACGCAGTTGCCATGAGGGTATCATTCTATAGAGCGAATCCTCAGCGGTTTGCAAAAGACTATTTAAACCTGACATTGAAGCCATTCCAAGAGCTACTATTGTTTTTGATGGTGAGATGCACCGGCTTCTGCTTCATTGCTGCTCGTGGCCTTGGTAAGTCATTTCTAACCGCAGTTTTCTGTGTGATTACATGTATTCTATGGCCTGGTTCCAAGGTTTGTATTGCCTGTAAGGTAAGAAGCCAATCTATCAGTATTTTGGATGAAAAGATAATGAAGGAGATCTACCCCAATAGTCCCCTTCTACGCTCTGAAATCAAAAAGGTCGATATCAACAATCAAAAAGCAGAGATTATATTTAAGAACGGCAGCTATATCAAAGTAGTCACTGCCACAGATAGTAGTCGTGGTAGTCGAGCTACACTTCTCATCTGTGATGAATATAGATTGCTTTCTAAAGATGTTATCGATTTGATTTTGAAGAAGTTCCTGAATATTGTTCGTCATCCTGGATATTTGGACAAGCCACAATATGCACATCTTGCAGAGCGAAACAAAGAATTCTACCTAAGTTCCGCTTGGTTCCAAAACCATTGGAGCTATGAAAAATGTCAGGACTACTTCGTAAATATGATCGACTTTAATAAGAAATATTTCTGTGTATCCTTCCCGTATCAAATGTCAATCAAGAGCGGCTTGCTGTTGAAGGAAGCTGTAGAGGACGAAATGAGTGAATCCAGTTTTTCTGATTTGACATTTGCAATGGAGAATGAATGTAAGTGGCTTGGTGCTACTGAGGGTGGGTTATTCCAATTTGATGACATCAACAAAACGCGCGTCATTGAAAAGGCGTTCTACGCACCGAATCTTTTACTTAATCAAGCTGCTATGGATGTGCCGAAAAAGAAAAATGGCGAAGTGCGAATTCTTACTGCCGATATTGCATTGATGAGTAGCCGCAAAAACGACAACGATGCAACCAGTATCTTCTTGAACTGTATGCTGCCGAATAAATCAGGGCGCTATACCAGCAACTTTGTCTATTCAGAGAACGTTGAGGGTATGAGTGCGCAAGACCAAGCATTAAAACTACGACGGTATTTCGATTACTTCAACTGTGATTATATCGGGGTTGACTGTAGAGGCGTTGGATTACCTCTGGTCGACCTGTTAATGCGCGATATGTATGACCCAGAAACAGGCGAAACGTATCCTGCGATTAGCTGCTGTAACAATCAAGAAATCGCATCTCGCTGTGCTGACAAAAATGCTCGCAAGGTCATCTAGGCTATTATGGGCAGCTCCCAGTTTAATAGCGATGTAGCCATTGGATTACGCAGCGGTTTCCAGCAAGGACGTATCCATCTGCTTCAGAGTGAGTACGGATGTGAAGACCAGTTGCGCAAAATCTATAAAGGCTATGATAAAATGTCGCCTACTGAACGAGCCGCACTACAGATGCCATATATCAATACTGGGCTTGCTGTAAACGAACTTGTAAATCTGGGCTACGAAACCGTGAATAACGTTATCAAAGTCAAGGAGAAATCCGGCTGCCGTAAAGACCGCTACTCTTCCCTGTCTTACAACTATTACATTGCGCAGCAAGTTGAACGAAGCATGGAGAAGAAGAATAAAAAGCCAACTTCGCTCACGTTTAACTTTAGAGCGCCTGTATTAAAGAAGGGAGGACTGTAATGGCTGAAGATAAAATGCAGAAAAAGGTCCGCGTAACAAATGCCAAAGATGGTAAGACCTCTTATGTAACATATCAGGATCTTGTCAATGGCGTTTATGCGAACCTGTCACATATCGGTATCCGTAATCTAGCATCGAGTACCGACACAAATCCAACATATACAAAATATACGAAAAATCAGATCGTAACCTATCTTGGCAACCCAGCCAACTATGAGAAGCAGCTACGAAATATGAGTAAATATCTATTCAATATTTCAAATTACTATCGCCGACTGATTCAGTATTTTGCGAATATGTCTACATACTCTTACACGATCTCTCCGTATAGACTTGATCGCTCTAAGACAATTAACGCCAATAAATTTAAGAAAGCATATTATTCCGCTGTAACAGCAGTTGAGCTGATGAATATCCCGCACGAAGCTACGAAAATACTGACAATTGCATTCCGCGATGACGTTTACTATGGCTATGCGTGGGAGACGAATGATAGTTTTGCTTTTCAAAATCTTGATGCAGACTATTGTAAAATAAGCAGCATTGAAGACGGCGTTTATAATTTTGCTTTTGATTTTTCTTACTTTGATTCCAACAAAGACAAGCTGCCCAACTATCCGCCGGAGTTTGAGACGATGTATAACCAATATAAGGCTGACTCGCAGAACTACAAGTGGCAGGAGCTGGACAGTTCCAAGTCCATCTGCATTAAAGTAAACGAGCACGATTATATTCCCATTCCACCATTTGTAAGTTTGTTTAGTGCGCTTGCCGATATTGAAGACTACCGTGCTATCAGTAAAAACGCGAGTGAGACCAATAACTATAAGGCACTGGCAATGGAGATCCCAGTGAATGATGCTGACGGCTCTTTCCTGATCGACTATGATACAGCAAAAGAGTTCTATGACATGATGAGTAATGTACTGCCGTCGAATATTGGCGCAATTCTTACTCCCATGAAAATCAGCAGCTAGAACTTTGAAAAGAGCGGCGTGAACAGTGACTCTAAAGAGGTCGCAAATGCTGAGGCCGCATTCTTTACAGGCGCTGGCGTGAATAAGAATCTGTTCGGCGGTGGCGAAGATCCTTCTGCTACTACCCTGCAGCTGTGTACTGTGAATGACCAGGAGATCGTGTTTGCGGTGATGCGACAGTTGGAGCGCTGGATCAATCGCAAGCTGAAGAGCGTTTCCAGTTCTTATAAGTTCCGCCTAAACTTCCTACCAGTCACTCATTATAACGTGACTGAGATGCATGAAAGATATCTCAAGGATGCCACCTATGGTATGCCGACTCGAACCGCCGCTCTTGCAACTACTGGTTATGCGGGCAGCGATTATGAGAACATGACTTATCTTGAAAATGAAATCCTGGGACTTAGTGCTGGTGAAACACCGCTCAAGAGCTCCAATACTCAGTCCGGTTCCGCCGGGGATGAAGGTGGCCGCCCAACAAACGCAAGTAAGGGCGAGGGCCTGTCTGATGCTGGCAATGTAAGCGCCGATAGACAGGAGGCATAAGATGAGTCAGGAGATTTATGAAGTTATCGTACACGGAGCACACTCCGCCGGGATGGCAAAGTTCCTGACCGACCGTGGCGCTCTGATGCTACGAATAGACCCAACAAACAAGTATGTTTTTGTATACGATTCTGTGTTTGAAAATGCTCTGGCTGAGTTGCAGGTTGCGATTCGCCAGGGCTTTTATTTTGCTGACGAGGAGGTGAAAACAGAATGAATCAACGATATCCGGTTTCTTTTATTAAGAAGGGCGAATACGAATCTTCTGATTTTCGCTTTATTGATGTCAGTATTGATGTAATGCACACTGGAGCGAACCTCAACAAGACAAGTTTCACAAAAGACGCGATCAACAAAGCAGTACCGACAATCCGTAATACGCCGATCCTGGGCTACGTTGTAGATGAACTTGACGAGGAAGACAAGGACTTTAAAGGACATGAACATGAACTGCGGATCACCGACAAAGACGTGAAGTACGTCTATGCTGGTCAAGCTTATGGTGTTATCCCTGAATCTTGTAATCCTCGCTGGATCGTTAAGGATGACGGCACCGGTATTGAACGGGAGTATTTGCGTGTTGATGGTTTGATTTGGACAAAGTTTAGTGATCCTGTAGATATTTTTACCCGCGATGGTACGAAGAATCACAGTGTTGAGCTGACCGATATGGCTTGTGGCCCCGCAGATAAGAACGGCAACGTTCCTGTGGGGTCTTTTAAATTTGACGGTTGCTGCATTCTGTCTACGACTGATCCGAGTATCAAGCCCGCTATGACAGGCAGCTGCGTTACTGCCAATTTTTCTGTTGAAGATATTACAGCTCAGATCCGCGATCGGCTCTATGAGTATCAAGCAATTCAGCAGAACTATACTGCGCAAAATGATAATCCATCCGATGAGGAGAAAGGAGATACAACGCCAATGAATGAAAATGAAAAGAATTCGGTTGCAACTGCCGAGAACACTGCGGCCGAAAATCACGAGACTGCGACTCCTCCGGCAGAGAATACTGTGCAGGAGCCAGAGACCCAGACCACGGAAAAGTCTGTTCCAGCAGAGGGTGAAGATAAGACTCCTGCGGCTGAAAATACCGTGGCAAACAAAGATGAGGGAGAGGCTGCTCCAACTGAAAATACAGCACCGACAGCCGAAGGCGAACCTGCTGCATCCAGCGAATTTACTTTGACCGCTAATCAGCTTCGTGATGAAGTTTATAATGCGCTGCTTGAAATTCAGGTTCCTTCTCGTTGGGATCATGAATGCATGATTCCTAAGTATTGGCTCACTGATATTCAGGACAACGAAGTTATTGTAACCGATTCTGGCACATATCAACTGATGGGGATTCCCTACTCTATGAACGGCGACAATGTTGTTCTGGAGTATGAGAATATTAAACGTAAGAAGGTCGTTTATGAGGACTGGGATAATGGCGACGTAATGCCTGGCCTAATCACTATGTTTTCTACTTTGACTGATAAACTTGTTGAACTGTCTGACAGCTATACTAAAGCGGCTAATGAAGTTAGCGAAATCAAACCAAAGCTGGAAGCATATCAGCAGGCCGAAGCTGACGCAAAAGCCGCTGAGATGGAAGCAAAGCGCAACGCTCTGTTTGCCACCTTTGACGAGAAGCTTGGCGCAGATGCTGAGTATATTGCACTGAAAGAGAACAAGGAGATCAGCTACTCCGATCTGGAGACCAAGTGCTATGCGCTGGTTGGCCGCAAGAGTGCTGAGTTTTCTTATGTTCCCAATAAAAACAACAAAGGAACTGTCCGCTTTGGCGTGGGTGGCACCCAGAACGGTTCAGATGTCGCGTATGGTGGTCTGATCGAACACTATCTCGGCAATAAGTAATTTACCAAAAATTAGGAGGTACATAATTATGGCTAATAATAAGCATGCTGTTGTGCGCATTGACAAGCTGGGTGGCACCCTGGATGGTGCTCAGCTGGAGAGTGCTATTTTCTACAAGGAGTCCAATGCTGCTGAGATTGATAACGCTCAGCTGGTTGTTCTGGGCGAGAAGCTGGGTCGCGAGGTCTACAAGGCTACCGCTCCCACCGCAACTTCCACCGTTGCTGACCTGTATCTGACTGCTGGCGTTGAGCTGTTCTATGATCAGACCGTGGCACACTATCTGCCCGAGTGGGTCAATGAGGCTGGTAAGCCAGTGCGCGTTTACGCTCTGAATGTTTCTAAGGGTGGCTTCTCTGCTACTGCCGAGGCATTTAACGGCACTCCTGCAAAGGGCAAGTATGTCGGTTTTGCTGCCGATGACACCAAGATCCAGATTCAGGAAGCTGCTGATGACAAGACCTTTGGCTGCATTGACTTCGTTGAGACTGTTGGCTTTGGTGATGGTCGCTATACTTACTACATGATCACCCTGAAGTGATTCCGAAGTTTTAAGAAATTAACATAAAGCCGTCCGTTTAAAGCGGGCGGCCATTTTTATTATAGGAGGTTTATACCATGGCTATTGATTCTAATCTGGTCAAGCTGGCTCTCGATGGCTACAAGGGCCACGTTGCTGGTGATTATTCTGTGAACGACACCCAGGAGGCTCTGCGTAAGGCTCTGGTTGAGGCAAATGGCGGTTCCACCAAGCTGGACATTAAGGCTCTGCGTGATGGTAGCTGCTCCAAGGTGTTCGCTATTGTTGAGGAGCTGGTCAATGTTATTTCTGAGGAAGGTCTGAAGGGCGACGAGTTCTTTATGAACATGGTCGAGGACCGCAACCTGGCTCTGGGCGATACTCCCAAGTTCCACATCGAGCGCGAGTGCCTGTTTGCTGTTGCCGATATCGCCGAGGGTACTCAGGGCGTGCGCCGTCAGCGTCTGGAAGCTGGTACTGACATCACCGTCAATACTCAGCTGCACGCTATCAAGATCTACGAGGAGCTGAACCGTGTTCTGGCTGGCCGTATCGACTTTAACAAGTTTGTTGATATCGTTTCCAAGTCCTTCACCAAGGATGAGCTGGATTCTGCATACGCTGCATTCGTTGGCATGTTCAGCAAGCTGAATGCTCCCTACATTGAGACCGGCTCTTTTGACGAGGACAAGCTGCTGGACCTGATCGAGCACGTTGAGGCTTCTACTGGCGAGACCGCTGTGATTGTTGGCACCCGTAAGGCTCTGCGTCAGATCAAGACTGCCGTTGTGTCCGATTCCGCCAAGGAAGATATGTACGCAATGGGTCACTTTGGCCGCTTCAATGGTACTGAGCTGATTGCTGTGAAGCAGCGTCACGCTACCGGTACCACCGATTTCATCCTGGATGACAAGACCCTGTACGTTTTTGCTGGCGACACCAAGCCCATTAAGCGCGTTACCGAGGGTGATGTCACTATGCTGATGGGCACCCCAATGAACAACGCCGATATGAGCCAGGAGTTCCTGATGATGAAGCGCACTGGCATTGCCATTGTGTTTGATCGTGACTTCGGCGCATACAAGATGGCCTGATCGATAATTTGAGTTGAATGGCGGTGGGGCAACAACCCTGCCGCTTCTTTTATTAAATAGGAGGAACGAATGGCAAGACGTACAACTAAGACTACAGCCGCGAAAGCTGCTGCTCCCGTAGCAACCGAGCCCGTAGTCGAAATTACAAACGAGACCATGGTGGAGTGCCGCAATGGCACAGCTGGTAATCTGATCTATAAGTCCACCTTGAATCCCGGCTATACCGTTGAGTGGGAGGCTTTTGGCGATGTTCAGGAAATGGAGTATCGCGAGCTGGTTTCTATGCGCGGTAATCAGCGCCGGTTCTTTGAGGAAAATTGGATTTTGATCGATGATCCCGCCATTATCAAGAAGCTTGGCGTTGAGCGCTATTACAAAAATAGTCTGACCACCGACAACTTCAATGACGTGTTTACAATGCCCGCCGATGAGATTAAGAAGATCGTTCCGACACTGCCGGGCGGCACCAAGGATGCGATTGCATCTGAGGCTAAGAAAAAGATCGAAACCGGTGAGCTGGACAGCCGCAGTGCGATTAAGGCGCTGGAGGACTCCCTGTCTGTTGAGTTGGAAGACACAATTTGATGTAAAGGAGGCGGGTCATGGCAACCACTTTTGAAAGTATCTATGCCCGCTGTCGTGGGCGCATTCGAGATTATGACAAGGAAGGATATACTGACGAGATGTTTGCAGACGCAGAAAGCGACCTGCTTCAGGCCGCCATTGATGATTTTGCGGACATTTGCGTGCAAGATCTGACTGACTATGATGATGAGCTGCAGCAGTTCAATGTTACTCTGACCCGCAAGGAACAGAGTATTCTGGCGTTGAGCATGATTGTGCATTGGCTGGAGCCGTATGTTTACAACTCTGACGCTTTGAAGAACGCTATGAGCACTAAGGACTTTTCTTTCTTCTCCCCTGCTAAGCTACTGGAGCAGATGAAAGACCTTTTGGCGCAGTCGCAGCGCAAATTGACTGCTGAGATGAACTTGTATTCCTTTAAGTCAAACAGTGTTTCTGAATGGACACAGTAAGGCGGTGGGATATGACAAGATCTCAATATAGAGCCATGCTGAAACAGGATGGAGAGACGCAGCGTGACAGGGTGATCAATAAGGCACTCCATGATACGCGCTTTTTAGCGCCAGTCAATCCTTCTTATAAAGAAGTGACGATAGATGACGTACCCCGCTGGGTGAATATTATATCGTCTACTGTTACAAACCAGAAAATATTCCGCACAAGACCTGGTGAGGATTTTGAGATCGGCAGCATTATGTACTGGGGTAAGAGCCACTGGCTGATTACAGAACGTGATGCAGACGATGAGATCACCGTGCGCGGCCGCATTCAGATCTGCCAGAAACAGATCGTGTGGCAGGACGACCAGACAAAAAAGATTGTATCTCTATGGGCAACTGTGGAAAAGCCGTATTACTCCAACCTGAGTGAGAATAAGGTGATGAGTTATTCAACCCGTGAATTCCGCATTCAAACTCCATTCGACGAGTATTCTGCCCGCCTGAACATTGGAAAGCGGCTGATGTTGGAGATCATCAACGGAGAACCAAAGACCTATCGAATTACGTCGATTGACCAGATGACTGGCCGAATTGACTATGATAATGACCAGATCGGGTTCCTTTCGTTTAACGTTGAACAGGATCTTTACAACGCAGAAACGGACAATGTAGAGAAAATGATTTGCAATTATGTGCCGGAAGATACTTCCGATAACGTGGAAATCACCTATCCTGACGATGACACCGTAGACGACAGAGTGCTTTCGATAGAGTTTACGGGCGAACCGTCCATCCCAACGGGCGGATTTGGCAAGCTGTTTACTGCAAAAATCGATGGCGAAGTGTACGACGGCGCAGAATGGACGCTTACCGGCGATTGTACTCCTGCGGGAGTATGTTTCAAAGGCGGTAATACGACTACGACAGGTGCAAAGTGTAAGATCACTTGTGTGGACGATTCTAAGCTGATTGGACAAGTCGTGGTACTGACGGTTAAAGCAGCCGGCCTTACTGAAAAGATCGAATTGGAGGTGATCTGATATGAATCTCGATGAAATCGGGGTATTCAAAAATCGGGTCGTTTCCAAGTTGATCAATGACGAAAATGTCCTTGATGTCCTATTGGGCAACACAGATGATATCGACGATCCCGAAACTCTTCTGCTTGGTAAGAATGGGTCGGGTGAAGGTGGATGCGTGTTTAAGTATGAGTATGTTCCAGATACACAGGAAAACTCAAAAACATTTTTGTGTGTTGAGGTTGTGCCAGAACAAACCAGCGGCGATTCTATTACGATGATGACCATTTATGTGTTTGCATATTGCAGTAAAAACCTTATGCAAACATATCATCGGAAAGGACAAGCTGGAACACGCATTGATATTTTGGCCAGTGATATTGATAAGCTTCTGAATGGAAACAAAGAATTTGGAATTGGACCGCTTGAATAGGCTGGAAGCAGCATCTATAAGCCGGCGCAGTGCTATTACGGACGAATGCTTGTTTATCAGGTCGGCTCTTTTAGGAGGGCTCGCTGATGAGAAAAATATCGTACCTTGATCATTTGAGCCCATATGGCGTGCAGCTAAAAGATGTTGGGCGAATCCACTCCCCTTTTCTGAAAGACATTTTGAAGATAGGATACACCCAGTATCAATACGCACTGACATTATTTTTATATACCCCAGAAAAATACTACCACGATGCGGCAACTATGATGAAGATGCCAGACATCTGGGAGCAAATGACAAGTGAGCAAAAAGCAAATATTGTGATGTTTGATATTCTTACATCGACAGATGAATCCAGGGCTGAACTAATTTCGGCTCTGGGTCTTTTTGTTTCTGGGAAATTGGAGTGGGACGAGCAGCATCGAGCAATTTTTATCGACAAAGAAAATAGCGGCAAAAAAGGATTCTCTATTGGCGGCTATATCGACAGAAATAACTATTCAACCGTAACAAAGATTTGCTTGCAGATGGTTGATATCGACGAAAGCGACATCCCGGAAGAAGCTCCAAAATTCAAGACCGAAAAAGATCGCTTGTTTTATGAGAAGTTCCAAAAGAAGAAGAAAAAGTTCAAACAAACAAAAAAGGCAGACCCGAATTTCGAGCTGCCGAACATGATTTCTCTCTTATGCACTTTTCATCCAAGTTTGAATTATTCAAACATCTTTGAGCTGACAGTTGGACAGATACGAGATACGTTCTCCCAGCTATTACGCGCAAAACAATTAAATATCGCTGAAATGAACTATTCCGTTTGGGGCGGAAAATACGATCCGTCGAAATGGATAGAGCGAATTGACAAAGAAAACGAAACTATAGGAGGATAACAATTATGGCTAACAAGAATGCTAATTTTGCCAACCGCGAAGTTGCCGACCTGATGCTGAAGGACTATTCCACCAAGAAGATGTTCCTGAATGTTGACTGGGCTAACGTCACTTCTACTTCTTTTGAGGGCGACCGTGTGTTTGCCACCGGCGGCCAGGGCGCACCTAACCGCGTGCAGTTCGACGGCTCTCGTACCGGTACTCTGACCATTGAGGCTCAGGTGTATCCCGTCAAGGTCTTCCAGATGCTGTCTGGTAACGATCTGGGCACTGAGGCTAACTTCCTGAAGCGTGAGAAGGTTACCGCCGCAGACACTGCCAAGCTGACTCTGAGTGAGGCTGCTGCTGGTGATTACGTGCAGGTCTTCAAGGCCGACGATGATCTGGGCACCGAGCTGGAGGCCACTGTATCCGAGAAGGAAGTTACCGTCACTGTCGAGAGTGGTGTCGAGTACGTCGTGTACTACTACAAGAAGGCTGCTAAGGCTCAGGTTGTGCACCTGGATAGCCGTCACTTCCCCAAGGCTTATCGTGTCGAGGGTTCTATTCCCTACAAGACCGAGAACGACGACATCATCGAGGCACATCCCATCTGGTACAAGGCTGCTCCTCAGGCCGGCTTCGAGCTGTCCTGGCAGAACACCGGTGATCCCGTTTCTCTGACCATGACCTTCGACGTTCTGGCCGACGAGAATGGCGACATGTTCTCTTTGATCTTCCCTAACGAGGGCTGATACATAGCATTTACACGAGGCAGAGTCTTTCGGGGCTCTGCCCCTTTTATGAGCGCACAATTATTGCAATTGCGCGTTGATATGAGGAAACTCACAAATAAGAAGAACACCCACGTGGCGACTTTCCGCTCTCTAATTTGCATAGGAGCTTCAGTGAATAATCGGATAATTGGCCCTGCTTATGCCCGGGGCTGGCTTACTTCCATAACAAACTTGGCGATAGTCACCAAAGCAGCTACGAATTGAACGAACTTAGACATGGTGTCGAAGTCAATCATCATACGGGCCTCCTTTCTGCCAGCAGTCTCTCTACTGGACTTCGGGAAGCCCCTACTAATTCTCGCCGTTTTAATAATTCCCAAAAGGGATACGCAGGTGTTCTTCAAATTTGAATTTTACCACATCCAGAAAGAAAAAGGAAGTGTTTATTATAAAAATCATTGCTTTTGACCAGGCTCTCGGCAAGACGGGTGTCTGTACCATTGATGGCGACACTGTTTATCACTCGCTGATCGACCTGAGTAAAACCAAGGATGTCTTGGAACGCTCAACAATGATGCGCCAGATGATCCAGAGCCGCATCAAGAACAATCGTCCAGACCTTGTAGTGATCGAAGATGTTGCACTGCAAAGCTCGCCAAAAACATTGATCCAGCTGGCACAGCTGCAAGGAGCGATTATGGGGGTATGCGAGCTAAACAATATCCCCTATGAGATCATTAAGCCATCCGAGTGGCGAAAGATATTAGGATTTAAACAGGGTCGAGTAAAGCGTGCAGAATTAAAGCAACAGGCCATCGACTATGTGAAAACCTATTATGGAGAAGATGTTTCGTCTGATGAAGCTGACGCGATGTGCATTGCGACAGCTGTAAAGATGGAACTTGAAAACAATAAATTAAATCAGGAGGACTAATACTTATGGATGCAAAGAATAATCTGACTTTGGCTGAACGAATTTTGTTTGTTGACAGCGTGGTAAGCCTGTCTGAGCGCGATGGACGTTACGAGCCGGCGTTGTATGACTACGCTTTCCGAATTACAACACTGATCATGTTTACTGGTCTGGAAACCAGTGAGATGGACCAGGACCAGATGAGTGAACTGGCTTTCTCTGATGAAACAACCAAGTTGATGAACGAGGCTCCGCGCAAGTATATTCTGACCACATTGAACAAGGCTTGCCGCGAAAAAATCGAGATTGCCCGCCAGCAGTATATGGCCGCATTTGAAGCCGCAGCAAAGAACCAGCCGTTTGAGCAGTTGATGCAGTTGGCCGCCGAGGTACTGAGCGGCATTGGTGATCAGTTCGACATGAACAAAATGATTGAAAAAATCGCTGAAGAAAATTTGAAGAAACCGGTAGAAAAAGATAACTATAGCGTTAAAACTCCTGAAGGAATGCTCGATGGTGCTCCTTCAATTGATACGACAGAGCTTATTTCTGCGGCCGCTGAAGGCAAGGAGTAAACTATGGGGAAGAAATCATTCAATACCGTTGAGGGGCTTCAGCGAGAAATTATGAAACGGGCAAATAAAGCTCTGAAAAATGAGGTTAAAGATTATGTGGAAGATAAGATGAAATCTCATGTAGAGCAAGATGTTTATGCAACCTATTCCCCTGTTGAATATGAACGTCGTGAAACTAATGGCGGATTATTGGATGATTCAAATATCAGAGATGTTGTACATGGTCGCGTTTTGACCGTATATAATGAAACTCAAGTTGAAGGTCCTCGCCTTGCAAACCATAAAGAATATCATAATCCAGATGGACTCCCCCGCTTGCTTGAAAGTGACAACATACGAAATCCATGGACACACAAGCGCTATAGGTGGATGAAACCGCGTCCGTTTATGACGAATACTCAAAAAGATATCAATAAACACAATAAAGATATCGTAGATATGGTCGAGCAGCGGATCAATCACGACAATACAAAATAATCAAAAAGATGAGCAGACTTATTAAAGCCTGCTTTTTTTAGATTCGGAGATTGGTTGCTCCAGAAGGAGGAATAAAACATGGCGAGAGAACCAGAATTGAGCATCAAAGTTAAGGTTGACCCGCAAATCAATAAGGCGAAATTTGAAGAAGATGTACGGGCGCAAGTCAGCAATATAAAAAAATTACCTGCTGTCCCTATTACGCCTGATGTATCTAACTTACAGGACGAAATTGAAAAAGGATTAGGTGGACCTTATAGTGTTGATATCGAACCAAATCTTGAGAAAAACTTAACGCAACAGATTAACGACGAGATTACTGCCGCACAAAATGGCGCTCAACAAATTAAGGTCAAACTAGACGTTAAAGAATTCGGCAATGACCTTTCAAAGCAACTAAAAGAGCAGCTTCGTGGTGTAAATCGCACTCTTTCTAATTATCTAAAGGAGATGCAAACTAATCTTGCACTTGCTAATAAAGCCACGTATGGACTTTTTGGTGGTGGAAATCGAGATGTAACGGTTGATAGTATTTTCAATGAAATTTCAAAAAAAGATATCAAGAAAGCAAAGGTTTTAAGTGGGCAATTAGGATCAATTTATTCTGAATTCCCAAATTTATTAAAACTCGATAAGTTAAAAGACACTAGTAATATCAAATCTGTTGAAGAATTGAGCTCAGCACTCTTAGGTCTAGGGCACTCATTAGACGAAATAAATGATGCGGTAGGCAATGAAGATCAAACGGCGTATGAAAAAGCTCTTTCTAATTTTAATTCATTTTATGCAGGAATTAAAAGTTCAATTGAGCAAATTTCGGCCCTTACAAAAGATTCGAATTTTTTAAAATCTATGGGTATAGATAAAGGAAATCTACTAAAAAATTTTGTATCTGATGTTAATACAGGACTTGATAGTGTAAAAGGGCTAAAACTTGCGCCAAAAGACGTTTTAGGATTTGATGCTTCCAAATATGAACTCGAAGATATCGATGATTTAAGTGCGTATGCATTAGACTTTATTAGATATAATGATCAAATTGTCACATCCGCTCAAAACACAAAAAAAGAGTTGGAGTCTGCAAATAAATCGACACAAAATTCAATAGGTACCGGCGTCCCCATTGATCCTTCTATTCTTGATGCAAATACAAAGAAAATCATTCAATCTATTGGTGAAGTTAGTGCCGCAATGGATGATTTAGAGAGTAAGTCCAAAAATTTCTCGGATAATCTTACAGTTGAAGTCGATAAACATGTTAGCAATATTGAAGAAAAGGTAAAACAACTGAAAGCATTAGTTGACGTTTTGCCTAATGGACAGAAGAATATTCCTGAAGATTCCAAAGGGACAGTAGAACCAAAAGATGCTGCATCTGGAACTGAAAACGGCTTATCTTCTGTTTCTATTCAGGGTAAGGTTGTTATAACTGATGCTGACATATCTGTTGATGTCAAAGATCCAGTTCAAATTCCTGGTGTTGTCGTAGTTGATTCTGATGGCGTTCAATTTGGCAATACAGAAGAATTGCAAAAAAATGTTGATTCAATTACATCTGCAAAAAAAGCATTACAAAGTGTCGTTAATAAAACCGAGAACTATGTATCGGAAATAGCTGAACTCGGTCCAGCATTTCAGTATGTAGCGCAGGAAGTCGATAATTTAAGTCATTCACTAGAGAATCAAATTGCTGATTTTACTCGCATTTCTGAATTGACAAATAATTATCTCGATAAATCTGGTTCTATTAAAATCGACACCTCTACTGTCGCGGTCACTGGTGAACCGGCCGCAATTGATGGTAAAGTTGTTTTGAGCGCTGATGATATTGTCGCACCCGAAACACCAGTAGATATCAAAGGCCATGTTACTCTTGAGGCCGCAGATATAACTCCTCCAAAGACCCCGGTTGAAGTTAAAGGTAAAATTGTCACAACGACTACTGATACCGAGACGAAAGGCAAAAAGAAGAAATCGCAAGACGACATTGAAAAGCAAGAGCTTATTGAGTTGAAAGGTCACATTAAACTTGAAGACAAAGATGTTGAGCGACCTGATCCAATAGTGATGAATGGCAAAGTAACTGTCACAAAAGACAACATCAAGTTACCAGAAGGCGGTATTGATGTTAAAGGTAATCTGATTCTAAAAAACGCTGAAATTGCTAATGCTGTTCGAGATGCATCCGAAAAAGCTTCTAACCCCAAAGATACTACTAAAACAGCTTCTACTAATAAAAAATCTTCTACATCTCGCCGTGGTTTGATTAGTGACTTGATAACAGTCAATAAAAAAATCGCTGAGACAAGGAACATGCTCGACGATGTTTCTGAGGATGAAGTCGGCACCATTCAAAAGCGTCTTGAAAATTTAAAAGCAAATCGTGATGAAATCATAAAGCTATTAAATGACACAAATACAAATAATGACAAATGGTATGTTGATCGAAAATTCCGATATGCTAATAAAGAAGTAGGCTATACTCGACTGCGTCATGCAGATTCTAAGAGTGTAAAAGAAAGCCAAGAAAATATTCAAGCGGCTCAGAATGAAAGAGACAAATATAATAACGAAAAACTTTCTGCTTATCGCGCATATAGAAATGAACAAAATACATATAAGTTAAAGAAAGCACGTCTTGGAGAAGATGAAAATTCTGATGAAGCAATAGCTATAAAAAATGCGATTGATGAATTAGATAAGAAAAAAAATGCAACTTTAAATTCGATGAAATTAACGATCCAAGAACATACCGATTTAATGGATCAAATGGAAAAATAGGATGCTGAAGTCGAAGAAAAAATCGATCGCCAGATCTCCATTATAAAGGCCCATGAAAGTAATAAAAACAAAGTTGCACAAACTACTCGTGGCAAAAAGATCACTGATCAGTTGACAGAAGCACAAAAGACTTACGGTACTGTTGAAGAAGCTAATGCAGCCAATAAAACCCCTACAGCTATTCAAGAAGCTCTTCATGTACAACAGCGACTCGTTGATGAAATTGCAAAAGCCACTGCTGGCACAGAAGAATATAATAATGCAGTTAAAGCAGCAGAAGATAATTGGAAGAATGTTATGATTGCTATAAATTCTTCTAAAAAAGCAGAAAACGATCTTGTTTCGGCAGTTGATGTTATTCGTAAGAGATTTGCTTTACTTAAAGAAGAGGTTTCTCAGAGTTCTAATGACGAGTTAAAAGACGAGATCACAAAAATCGAAAAACAAGCCGCAGAACTTGCATCTAAGAATCCGGCCGAATATGATAATTATGCAAGTGATCTTTTGGCTTTGAAGCAAAACACTTATTCTGTTCAAGCAAAACACACCATGTGGCGCAAAGGCTATAAGGGACTTGAAAAGAAGGGCAATAAAATTGCTCAAGGTGTTGAAATTGCACGACAGATGCAACAAGATGGCACTCTTAATGATGTTGATTTTAAAAACATTGATGAACTGATTGCAAAACTTAATAAACTTCCTGCTCAAACCGGTGAATACGCTAAGACTTTGGAAGAAATCATCCCCATTTGGGAGGAGATAAAGAAAAAGGTTGATGCTGTAAACGATGCTGAAAATAAAGCTATAAAACAAGCTAGTGCTCGAATTGCAGGAGCATCCGCAGTAAACAAAGCTATGAATTCCAATCAGTCTTTGATTGGAAAAGTAAAAAGCAATAACGGAACAGATAAAAACTTTTATTCTCAATTAAAAGAAAAGCAAGACAAGTTAAGCAACTTACTTACCAGTGTCGAGGGAGAAACCGATCCTGTACAAGCTGCAAAAACATAGGCCACAAGTAATTTAACAAAAACAGCAGCTAGTAACATCAATTCTATCACTGATGCACTAAACGCGCTTAATAACGAATATAGTGAAGCAACGCAAGAAGCCAAAAAATTTAATGCAGCCACTTCGCAGGAGCGTTCGTTTAATAAAGCGTCTACTGAAGTTGCAAATTTGAAATCAATGATCCATGATTACCTTGATGCAAATAAAAAACTTCAAGGCACAGACACAGGAAAAGGGTTTTATGAGCTATTAAATGCCTTGAATAGCAGTGATGCACCTGCACGAATTGGCGAACTAAAAAAGAGATATGCTGAACTTCGTGCTGAGTCAAAACAACTTGGACTTGAAACAGAAACCTTAGTTGATAAGTTTGAAAAGCTTTTTGGCCAGCATCTGAGCACTATGATTACCATGGCCGCTTTGCACAAGATGCAAGACGCTCTGCGGATCGTATATCAGAATGTAGTTGAAATCGATACAGCTGTTACAGAATTGCGCAAAGTCAGTGAATACGCTGGCAAATCTCTTGAAGAGTATATGAGCCGCGCGTCTGAGCAAGCACAAAAGCTTGGTGTTTCGATTAGTGATTACATCAATTCGACTGCTGATTGGAAGCGCCTCGGTTATTCTGATGAAGACGCCGAGAATATGGCTACCTACTCTACCCTGCTTAAAAACGTGGGAGACAGAATTGATGACGTTAACACCTCGTCTTCGTATCTAATTTCGACATTGCAAGGCTTTGGTTTACTTGCTGACCAGGCAGAGGACGTTGTTAATAAAATTGACGCTGTAGCAAATACACAACCTGTTACCGCAAAAGACCTTGGTGAAATCTTGACTCGCAGTTCTGCTGCTATGTCGGCCGCTAATAATACGCTGGAAGAAACTATTGCGCTTGGTACTGCTGCAAACGCAGTTATCCAAGATGCAGACACGGTCGGTACAACTTTAAAAAGTCTTTCTATGTATCTCCGTGCTGCTAAAAGTGACGCAGAGAATGCAGGTATTGAAGTTGATGGTATGGCCAATTCTGTGTCTGAGCTCCGTAGCGAACTGAAATCTCTGACTGGCGTTGACATCATGCTGGATAGCAAAAATTTCAAGAGTACATATCAAATCATGAAAGAGCTGTCTCAAGTATGGAGTGGTCTGTCCGATGTAACGCAGGCGAACGTCACTGAAATGATTGGCGGAAAGAGAAACGCAAATGCTGTTAGTGCTATTCTAAATAATTTTGACGTTGCTGAATCTTCCATGGAATCTGCTGCAAACAGTGCAAACGTCGCATGGGCTGAGAATGAGAAATACCTTGATTCTATTCAGGGTCGTCTTGCTCAGCTTGACGCATCTTTCCAAGCTCTTTCTACCGATGTACTTGACTCCGGTCTGGTCAAGACTGTCGTATCTCTCGCAACTGGACTTACAAAAGCCGCAGATGCAATGATCAAATTTACTGGCGCTATTCCAATGGGTGCTGGTATCGCAACCTTTATAACTCAGCTGGGTAAACCCAAAATGACGGGTTTCACGATTGTGCCCAGCAACACTCCGGGTGGTGACACGGAACAAGCCTGCGGCGCTTATTATATTAGGTGCTGCAGTGCGAGGGAGTATTTAGTAAAACCGACGAACATGGCAGCGTAAGCTGTGGCGAGTTTGGGTAATTCTCGTCCGGGAACCGAAAGGAATCCGCAGGCAAGCTTCCGGCAAAGTCTTATTAAGCAAACTGTTGGAAGAAGCTTCAGAGAGCATAATGTCGGAGTGGATCTACGTGCGTACAAAACAAGCAGATTCACTATTGGGTGCTCCAAATCACCTACGTGCGTTTAACACAGTAGGCAAAAATTACAGGTGGCATCTCCCCTGCTGTCAAAAGTGGAGAAAACAAATTTGACAGAAGCATTATTATATGATAGTATCAGGAGGCAAATATGAATGAAGAGATGCGCAAGCTTTGCGAGAAATATGCGTGGGCTTGGTATTTTGATCATCCACATCGATTAGAATGGCAGAATAAATATTTCCAGTTACGTAAGAAACTATCTATTGAAGAAAAAACGGCTATGACAGATTATTTTTACAAATGTCAGGCTGAAAACGAAAAGCTTCTTCCAGATATTGATTACTTGGGCCCATTTGAATCTTACTTAATAATAAAAAAAGAAGGATGATTATGCGTGAAGTAAAAACATACACTTATATTTATAATGAAATCGCAAGATTGATCGTCATTCCTGTGATTTTTAAAACCGATAGCTGTATGATGAAAGTCCAGACTCTTATTGATACGGGTGCGGCGGCAAGTTATGTTTCTAGTTTTGTGTCTACCTCTTTAAACTTACAATTAACAGGGAATATATATCACGTTAAATTTGGAGAAAAAGATGCAAATAGGCCTTCTGTTCTTGCAAATTTAATTCTATCGTCTGACATTTATTTTCAGAATCAAGAATTGACTGTTCTCGAAGACGAGCCTCGTGTTTATGATGCTATTATTGGGATGGATATTCTGTCTTCTATGGATTACTCTATAAGTAATTACGACAATCATACTATATTCACCCTTCGTACACCATCTCAGGCTGAGATAAAATACGGAGAACCTGAAGACATTGATTTGCTAATAGACAAAATTGAAGATCAGTTCCTTTCGACATAGTTTATATTGACACTGCTTACAGCGTAAGCTATAATAAAAGTACAATCGCGTATTCAAAATATACGGAGGTATTTTATTATGGCTAGACCCAAAGGAAGCAAGAATAAAGCAAAGGTTCTCGATGGCGTTGATTACGCAGCACAGATTGCTGAGAAAAATACTGCTGCAGAATCTCTCACTGAAGAAATTGCAGCACTCGGCACGAATATTGCCGCGCTGAACGCTGAAAGGAAAGCAAAAGAAGTAGAGCTGAAAAAACTCAATAAAGAGATTGTAAAGCTCGAAAAGAAAAAGGCTGATGCTGATGAAAAGATTGCCGCAGAGCTGAATCGCAAAAAGGCAGAAGATATTGTTGCCAATGCACTGGCCAGCGGTATGACTGCCGAAGAGATCGCCGAACTTCTGAAATAACTGCTGTGCAGCTATCATAATGAACAAGCCCGACTTCCCTACTACTGGGAGGCCGGGCTTTTGCTATTTTT